TAGATTGCTGTGATGTTTTGATTAGTGATGAAATAGATGTATTTTCAGAATCTTGGTGGGTAGGTCATAGTGTTGGAACTGGTAGTCTTCAAACATGGTTTGTTAATACAGGATTATTCCCTACAGACTTGACATGTTGGAGATTAAAGATTGAGATTTACAAGAAAGATGATGAGGGTGATCCTGTTTTAGATACGGAAGTTTACACGCAATTCTTTAAAGAGATTCCAGAATGCGGATTTACACAGTCTGCATTGATTGAATCAACTTATGCTGATTTTGACTGCAATGGTAACTATTACGGTACATTACAAAACTATTTAGGTCCTACAAATACAGCATATTTTAACAGTATGAGAGTATGGGGTGAACTTGAATGGATAGGCAGTTCAGAATCTGCAACATTGAATGATAGAAATGTAGTTATAAATAAGACAATTACAGAAAATTATAAGATTATTTCAGGTGTATATCCACCATATTTCATCAGAAAACTGGATCAAACGGTGAGAGGTAATTCAGTTACTGTTGATGGTAATGTATATCAGAATTTTGATTATGACCAGAAAAGTGATGAATCCAGAATGTTTGCTATTGACATAACATTTGACAAAAAATGTTTATTAGATAACAATCGCTGCGACATCTAAAGGTGAGAGGGTTTGCTGACAGATAGCAAATTTTTTTGATTTTAAATTTATTAAAAATGAATTACGATTTTATAAAAATAATCACAGGTGTATTTGGACAATGCCCACCATGTATTGACACGGACAATGTACCAAACTACCTATGTGACCCTTGTGATACTACAGTTTATTCTGGTGGTATTGCTGGTTGGGTTGCAAAAAAATGTAAATATACTTTTGATGACATTACTGATTCAGCTGAATGGTATGATGCTATAGAAGCTAAAGAAGTATTTGGTAGAATCAATGGTTCCAGAATCAGCGGTGGTTTAACTGCTCCAGATTTCACTACTAAAAAACGTGGTAGTTGTGGTCAGGAAGAGATTGTTAAGCAGTCCAGAACAGTTACTTTGACAGATGCTGAAAATGATGCAAACTTTAGCATAGATGAAATGTATAATTTCTTAGCTATTCCTGCAAAGTATTCAGGGTATGAATTTGGTTTTGTTACTTGCGATGGTAGATTTTTAGGTTGGTATGAAAACGTTGCTGTACGTGCGTTTTATCAGATTGCTGAAACGGATGAAGATGATTCATACTGGACAGCTGAATTTAGATTTAACGAAAGTTTGGGTAACTTTAGCCAACAGCAGTTATCATTCTTGCTTGATCTACCTGCAAATGTTTGTTGGGTTGTATCAATTGCTTGTCAAGGTTTGGCAGGTGCTACAACTGTTCCTAATGGTGGTACATTGCAGATTGTTGGTACTGTTACTCCAAACAATGCAACTAATCCAATATTGAGTTATAGTGTTGTTAACGGTACAGGTACTGCAACAATAAATTCAACTACTGGATTGTTGACTGGTACTGGTGTAGGTACGGTTACAGTAATTGTTTCTGCTACAGATGCAAGTGGTGTTACTTGTTCTGTTGAAATTGAAGTAGTATAAATTGTTGATAAAAAGTCTGCAGGGTAGTGTAAAAGCTACCCTGTTTTTAAATTTAACAAAATGAATATAGAACAATATTTGGAGTTCATGGATGAGATTGCAGTTGGATTATTAAGTCCACCAATACATCCGTTTAAAGAGGAATGGAAGCGCATTTACGAAGAGATTAAACCCCATTTCTACGGCAAAGTACCACCTGTTCTGGATGTTGCCTTTCCGAATGAAGAACCAAATATTTTAAATTATAGAAAAGCTACCTATCAGCCAAAGACAGAATCACCACTTGTTAAGGCAATAACTGAACTAAATAGGTTGTTGAGTTCTGCTAAGCATTCCATAAAGTTTGAGAACATGGAGATGCAAAAGTATATTGAAGATAAAAAGTTTGGTGATCAGGATTTAACAAGATATTTTTTCAATATATTTATTCCTAACAGGATATTAGACCCGAATGCAGTTTTATTGGTTAATCCTGTAAACATAGTTGACGAAACACAAAAGGTGGATATTGAATTGTCAATAATTCCATCTGACCGAATTATATTTAATGACCCTGACTATAAGCTGTTAATATATAAGGGTATCAATAAGAAAAAATACAGCACGTTTGCATTACAGCAACCATTGTGGTATCATGTAGTCACAGATGAATTTTATGCTGAAATTAAAAGCATTGATGGTAAATCTGAATTGACTGTATTGTATCAGCATCAATCTGGTTTAATGCCATGGATAACACTTGGTGGAAGAGCAGTTCCAATGTATGATATTTATGGCAATACATTTGTAATATATAAATCTGATTTCAGTCCTGCTATCCCTTATTTAAATGATGCTGCTATTTTTGACAATCAGCATAAATCAGTAATGCTATCAACCTGTTTTCCTATCAAATTTGTTGAGGGTGTTGACTGCCATTCATGTCATGGTGTTGGTTACGTTATGGATAAGAATGACCATGACAAAACAATAACCTGTAATACATGTCATGGACATGGTAAGATTTTATCTATTAGTCCGTTGGCAGCTTATAACATCAATCCGACAACAAACAGGTTTCCAGATGCTAATGCAAGTACCCCTGTAGACCCTATTAGATTCTATTCTCCTGATACTTCTACAATTGAGTTGACTAAGACTGTAGCCAATGAAAGTTTGTTAAAAGCAGAGAATGTATTAAATCTAAATAGGACCATAAATTCTGTTCAGTCTGGTGTGGCTAAGGAGATGGACAGAGAATCAGAATATATTGAGATTGGTAAAATATCAGATGATGTTTATAGTAAACTTGAAGATTTGCTTTATATTATCCAGGGATTAGTTTTTATGGATAATGATAGCATGATAACGGTTAATAAACCTATCAGTTTTGATTTAAAATCTGAAACAGAATTGTTAGCAGAGTTTACAGCATCACAGAAAGGTCAACCTGCAGCAATACGTTATGAAGCATACAGAAACTACATGGATAGAAGATTTAGTTCTGATGCGGTTGCAAGACAGATAGCTGATATTTGTGCTATGTACACTTCAATCTATCTATACACACCAGATGAAATACAAGTCATGATTGGTACTGGTAGTATTACTCAAGAAGATGCAGTAAAAGCTACATTTGTTTTTGATGCTGTTACTACATTATACTATTCAGAAAATTATGATATAATGACAAATGATTTTAATGCTATCAATAATGAATTAGACCGTATCTTAGCACCTAAATTAGAATCAGCACAAAGTGTAATATTACCTGAACAACAAAGTTTTGAAGAGCAGAATCCACCTGAATAATAAATGGCAGATTTAGATAAACCATACAAGATTACAGAAAGGGTTAACGGTATATTAGAGAAAACACTAAATACCGTTGAACCTAAATTTGTTAAGCAGGTAGTTGAATGGGTTAGTAAGTTTCAGACATCTTCTGGAAACATTACAAGGTCTAAATCAAATAAAGACAGGATAGCAACGTTTAAGACAGCTATTGAAAGACATCTGCAACGTGCTGGTTATTATGACATGATTAGTCAGTTTCTTGTAGGATTTGATGAAATGTCCGAAGCACAAACGGAGATTCAACAAGATTTGAATGCTATCAGTTTAACAAAAAGTTTTTTGAATAGCTTCAAACGTGTTGCAATAAATCAGGTTATTACCAATATGAAAAAACAAGGATTGTTAACAGCTTTAATAAATCCATTGCGTAACCAGTTAAACATTGCAGTTAATCAGGGTAGTTCATTATCTGATACTGTTGCATCCATCAGAGGTCAGTTAGAAACTACAGAGAAAAGACAGGGTATATTGAAGAAACTTAGTCTGCAGTCAACCAGAGATGCATTAGGGCAATATGATGGAGTTGTGAATGAAGCAGTCCGTAAAACTTATAAACTTGATGCAATTTTATATGTTGGTAGCTTGGTTAAAGATTCACGTGCGCAATGTGAACGTTGGACACAATACATGGATAACGGCAAGCGTGGTCTGATACTATTTGAACAGCTTGAACAGGAAATAATGTGGGCTGATGCAAACGGTACTGGAATGATACCTAACACTACTCCAGAGAATTTCTGTCAAAATCGTGGCGGTTTTAATTGCAGACATGTAGCCTATCCTGTTAGGAATCCGAATAAGATTACAACGGCAGGTAATGTAAGCGAAAAAGTAGACCCAGAGATTAGTAAAAAAGAACAGGAATTAGCGATTACAAATATAAATAATAATAATATAAAATTTAGTGAAGCTAAAAATATTAATGAAGTAGAAAAAAGATTATCAGAATTAACAATATCAGGAAATAAAATTAATTTAGGTGATACTGAATTAAATATTGCTAATTTAGTTTTAAAAAAGGTAGAAGAATTTAATAAAAAAAATATTAAAATATATGATGTAGTATTATCAGATGATTCAGCAGCATTTGCATATTCTCCATCTGAAAATACATTATCTATTTGCAAACAAGCAACTAATAAAATTACTGAAAGAGCATTAAATTATCAAATACAACAAAATAAATGGTATAATGCAGGTGCAAGATTAGCTATATCAAATGAAAATATGACTGATTCATTTACTGAATATAGCATTGAACATGAATTTAATCATGTGATGCATTATGTTTTAATAAATGCTTCTAAAGGTGGATATGGCAATGAATATATTAAAGAAACAAAAAAATGGAATAATGATTGGAATAATTATATTTCAAAAATTAATAGAAAAGAAAAAGAATGGAGTCCATCTATTTATGTAACAAGATTTGTATATGAAAAAGATTTTACTAAAGAATGGTTAGCAGAATCATATCTATATTATAGATATAATAAAAATATTATTAAAGATGAAAAAATTGTAGAATTATTAGATAGATTTACTTTATTAATTAATAAAATAACTAAAAATTAAATGCTAAGTTTTACTTGTTTATTATGCAAACATTATAAATTTGATAATGTTTGTATTGCATTTCCAGATGGAATTCCAATTTCAATTGTAGAAGGAAAAAATTCTCATTCTAAACCTTTATCAATACAAGACAATAAAATAGTTTTTGAACCAATAGAAGAACAATAACATGATAATAATCAGAGCAGTCAATAAGCAGACGCAAGCAACACATGAGTTCACTCCTACAGAATGGTATGAGGTGCAAAAATCAAATCAGTATCTTTATTCTGGAACTGTATTTAAAGAGGTGCAAAACACTAATCCGATACAGCCTAAAGTAGTTCAAAAATCTGGTCGTGGATGTGGCTGCAAAAAATAGATATGTTCATAGAAGTAATGATTAAGCAATATGTCAAAGATGAAGATGATTTATCAGAACTTGACATTGAATCATGTGACATACGGCATGTTAAATGTTGTATTAACAAACAGCATGTAAGCAGTTTTGAACAGTCTACATTTGATACAGAAGAAACAATTGTTATAATGAATAACGGAGAGCAGATTACTGCATTGGTGGATTATAAAATTTTTAAATCATTATTTTTTAAATTAAACTAAGACAAATGGAATTTTTAAAAACAGTAGTAGAGAAATTAGGGTTTGATCCTGAAACATTGGATAAACTATCCAAGAATGAATTGCCGATTGACGATGCTGTAAATGGTTACGTAAGCAAGATTGAAAAATCTGTAACTGAAAGACTTGCAAGACAGATTGAAGAACAGAAGAAAACAGAATTGTTTGGTGCTGCATATGCTAAGACTGAAAAGCAGATTGCAGATGAGTTTCAATTGGATTTGAGTAAATATGACACAGTAGATAAAAAAGACCGTTACAGAACGATTCTGAAAGATTTAAAACAACAACAGTTTGAGATGGTCGAAAAGCTGAAACAGGAATATACCACAGCGGATCAGCAAAAGTTACAGCAACTTACACAGCAACTTGAATTAGCGAATGCAAAGCTGAATGAGAAAGAAAGAATGATGCAGGATGCTATTATGCAGGAACAGAATAAATTCAAAGACTATCTTAAAAATAACCAGATTGATGGAATCAGAAATAAACTGGTTGAATCAATTAAGAATCCGAGATTAACACCAAAAGAAATGCGTGCTGTATTTGAAGCTGATGTGCGTGAGAATGGATATACTTTTGAACTTGACCAGGATAATAATGTATGGGTTAATAAGGATGGTAATAGAGTTAAACATCCATTGAAACCTACAGAGAATTTGAAATATGAAACATTGTTTGAGATTGTTTCTACTGAAAATAATTTTGTTAAGCAGAGCAATGCTACAGATAATACAACTAAGTTTGTGTTTGAAGAAAAAAGTAAGGATGGGATTCATCCTGCCAGATTAAAATATCTTCAAGAACGTGGATTGATATAAAAAAAAATAGCCTGCTTAATTGCAGGCTTTTTTGTTAGTGGTTTTTATCTTCAAAATATTCATCTTGATGTTCATCTTTTGCAGAAACTAAACCAATCAGAATACAAAATATAGCTATTGTTAATATCATTATAGAAGTCATAGTATTTATATTTAATCAATTGAAAAAAGTGGATACATCTTAGCTACCTGTTCTTTTGTTCGGGTAACACGTATTGCTTTTCCCCATTGAAACTTCCAGTTATGTAGTGCTGAATCCTGATCTTCAACTGAATTGTAAATAAAAATAATCCTATAGTATTTCTTACCATTCACTTCTGCTATTTCTACCATAGCAGGATCGTACATCATTATAAAATATTCTGGTTTGAGCAGTTCAGGATTTTCAGTTGAAACAACTTGAACACAATAGTGTAAACCAGTTTTTTCTGTTTCTTGAGAGAATGCTGAAACAGTAAAAAGCATTGCAAGGATAAAGATTAATGTTTTCATGTGTGTTAATAGTTTTAAATATTAAATAAAAGAATTACAAAGTTCCCAGTCTAATCTGTCTTTTTCGTTTAAAGCATT